TGGCGAGCTGGCGGACACAACACCTTGCCTTCATTACCTTGGCAGTCAGTCAAAGAAACGCACTGGCGACTTGACGATGTTGCACAAAAAGTTTCCCGGCGGGCTGATTGACATTTTCGGGGCAAACGCGCCCGGCGATATGAGGCGCGCAAAGGGATCGCTTCTCTACGCCGACGAGATTGACGCAATCGAAGAAATCGAGTCCGACGAAGGCGACCAGCTTATCATTTTCGCTAAGCGCGGCGACGAATATCCTGACACGATCCGCGTGTATGCCAGTTATCCCGGCCTTTGCGTTCTCGATTCCAACGGCAAGCCAGCGAAAGGCCACTCGCGGATTGACTCCAAGATGCGCCAGAGCGACGGCAATCAGTGGTTCTCGACTTGCGTTCTTTGCGGCGGCGAACCTTTTGTCATGCACCGCTCAATGCTTCGTTACGAAGAGGACAAGACGGAGCTTGCGCGGCTGGAGTGTCCGAGGTGCAAAGGATTGTTGGACGACTCGCAACGCTACGCAATGGCGCACAAGCAGGGATTCAACAACTGGAAACCTCAACGCGAGTTTCGCGGGCGGCGCGGATTTCACGCGAACGCAATGCTTTGGCCGCATCCAACCGACCCCGTGAAATGTCCCGGCGGCGCGTTGCAAATGATAGCCGATCAAGAAATGGCAGCAAAGCGAAGCGACAACCCGCAACGCTCATTGCGAGTCGTTGTCAACACCGTGGACGCGGAACCGTTCAACCCCGACACGAAAGACGAAACTCCGCCAGATTGGACGGCTATCTACAATCGGCGCGAGGACTACGCCACTGATACAAAGATACTCATGCCAGAGGGCGCGCTTGTCCTTGTGGCAGGCGTTGACGTTCAGCCTGATCGCTTGGAGGTTCACAAAGGCTGCTACGGACGCAAACAAGAGTATTGGGGAGTGGAACACGTTGTCATTCCCGGCGACATCAAACGCAGCGAGACATGGGAAGCGCTAGAGCAGGAGCTTTTGCGAACCTACGACTCGGCAATCGCGCCAAACGCCAAGCTTGCGCTTTCATTCGCCCTAGTGGACGCAGGGCACGGCGCAGATCACTTACTGTGGTGGCTTGCCGCGCTGCAAAAGAAAGGCTCGCCGCTATGCGGGCGCGTGCGTGCGTGTCGTGGTAGCTCGCAATATCCGCACCCCGTAGTTGACAACCGATACTCAAAGATTGTCAAACAGCTTCACGGGCATTGGGTGGGCGGCGATGAGGCAAAGTCTCTGATTTACACACGCCTTCGCATGGAGGAAAAAGAGGAAGGCTATCGGCACTACGGCATGAATCACGACGAAAAGTTTTTCCAGCAGTTGACCGTTGAAAAGGCTACGGTGGAGTTTAAGAAAGGCGAAGAGCACAGGCGATTCCGAAACGAAGAACACGCCCGCAACGAAGCCCTCGATTGCAGCGTCTATGAAATGGCCGCGTTTCGGCTTCGCCAATGGAATTTTGACGCGCTGGAAGCGAAGATGCGCGAAGAACTAGAGCCTAGACCATCGGAGCCAGCGCAGATAAAGCAAGCTACAAGAGTTTCGTTTATCCCGCAGACAGCTGGCGCGTGGATTTAAGCGCGCCGATGTTCAAAGCATGAATGTCCGCTGTATTGCGTCGGCCATGCCTTCGATGGCGCGTTATGCTTTAGGCAATGTCCATCAAATCTAGTTAGACTGGCTACTTTAGTCATCGGCCCTCGCTTGAAATGGCGGCAATCGTTACAGTCGGCATCTATGGTTTGCATGGCGATCACATCGGCATCATCTAGCTTCGCGTCGAATTTATCAGCATCAATCAACTCTTGTTTCGTCATTCTCTCCTTTTGAGTAACGGTTAATGTGCTCCAATATCTTTTCATTGTGGGATTGGTTTTGCTGAAAATAAGACACCCCATCGGCGCAGCGCAAGTGAAAACGGTTAATTTATCCTTTACAATAATCACAAACCAACCTATGCGCTAATTCCATGACGAAAGAAACACCCGTCAAAACCGAGGCCGTCAATCTTTGTCGCCGCTTCCCCACTCTTCCGGCCCGCACGCTTGCTAGGATGCTTCACCGAGACTTCCCGCAGCTTTACCCTACGATTGAACGGGGCCGCGATGCTGTTCGTAAAGTGCTTGGATTAGTAGGCCAAAGCAATCTCCGCAGCTCTGTTGCTGAACTTGTTCGCCCTAAGCGAAACGCGGGAGAATGGGAGGGCGTGCCCGTTGGCTCGCGTGAAATAGACTGGCGCACGTTCGACGTGGACGGCAAATCGAAGTGCCTTGTTCTTTCCGATATTCATATCCCGTTCCACGATGAGACTTCGCTAGTGCTCGCGCTTAAACAAGGCAAGCGCGATAAGTGCGACGTGATACTTTTGAACGGCGACTTGATGGATTGTTACAAGCTGTCACGATGGGAAGTTGACCCGCGCAAGTTTCCGTTCCACCGCGAAGTTTCAGACACCATCGCTTTCTTAGAGACTTTGCGCGAAAACTTTCCAAAAGCACGAATTATCTGGAAACTCGGCAACCACGAAGAACGATTTATGAACGTGATGAAAAAGGATCACGCGGTCTTTCTGGATGTGCCGGACTTCGACCTTGCGCGCCTTGTTCACGCCGACAAGCTCGGCATTGAAATCGTGGATGATATGCGCCCCGTTAAGCTCGGCAAGCTCTCCGTTCTCCACGGTCACGAATACCGATTTAGCATCAGTAATCCCGTCAATCCGGCACGCGGGCTTTTTATGCGGGCCAAGGTTTCCGTGATGTGCTCACATTTCCACCAGACCAGCCAACACAGCGAAAGCGACCTAGACGGCAAGGTAGTCAGCGCGTGGAGCCTTGGGTGCCTCTGCGACCTTCACCCGCGCTATATGCCGCTGAACAAGTGGAACATTGGATTTGCCAAAGTCGAGACGGACAATGAGGGGCGCTTTGAGGTATCAAATTACCGCATCGTTGACGGGAGGATATACGCATGACGAAAGACGAACTATGGACGGCGTTCGTGAAGAAAAATCCCGCATTGCTTGCGGCGAATGTCACGTTTTCCGCCGCAGGTGTTCGAAAGTTCTTTGACCGCACTTTCGAGATTGCGCTGGATGAAGGCGAGTATGACACTATCGCAGGCGAGTCGCAACGCCCGCCGCATCCATCGGACTCCATGCCTGATTTCCTTAAACAATTCCTACGACGCAAGCCATGAACGAGCCGGGACTACCAGAAGCAATCACAGCGGGTTCAATCGTTCTCGCCGTGTTCGTCGTCGGTAATATGATTTTCCGCATCTGCAAAAGCGGACGCAAGCGAAACAAAAGGCGCAAGCCGCTTCCATGAGCTATGAACGAAGCCGCCGAACAAGCATTAAGGAAAGCCGCCGACATTCTAGGCGAACACTTTCTTGAGTTCGTCATTGTCTGCGCGCAAAAGCAATCACGCGACCCGATACTAGAACACAGCGGCAGCATCTTCGCGGCTCACGGATTAGCGGAGGCGGCGGCCTACAAGCTCGACGTGCAAAACATTCCAGACAAGGAAGAGGGCGACGACGACAGCGATAACGAAGGCTGGAAAAAAGGTTGCGATGGAGACGATTTCACAGACGGCGACCCGAAAGTGAAAGCCTAGTCAAATCACAAACACGCAAGCCGCTTCCCGCTCTTGTTCAAGTCTCGCTAAAAAAGCATCAGCGCGATGTTGCGCCTCCGCTTCGTCCGCAAGCTGGTCAAGCTCGACATCGGTCAACGTGTCTGTCAGCATGGAAGGAAGTTCCATATATGTTGATAATTAACGCCAAGATTATTATTGTCAATCCGATAATGTAATTGACTTGCGTTAGTGTTTCGTGCATAGGAGCACAGAAATGGCCGTTCAAACCTTAATGCAGATGCCCGACGTTATTGAGTGTGGCGATACGCTCCGCGTCCAGCTTGGTTTCGGCAATTATCCGCCCGGCTCATATTCCGCCGCCCTCAAGTTCAACATCGCAGGCACAGCGCCAACGAGCGTCACGGGCACGGCGGCAACTAGCACGGATTTCCTTTTCGTTCTTTCCGCCGCAACCAGCGCGGCAATGGCGGCGGGTAGCTACGACTACGCGATCCGCGTCACGGAGACATCCAGCGGGGAAACAGCGACAGCGCAGACGGGCACAATCACGTTCCTTCCGAACCTTGGCGCAACGCTGACAAAATCCACGGTTGAACAGCAATACGACGCTGCAAACACCGCGCTTCTCTCATTGCTGGCCAACAAAAACAGCAGCGTTTCGTTTAATGGGCAATCTTTCACGAAGGAAAATCAAAT